TACTGGAATATAAAGTCATTAAATCCAGACATTACAGTATGGAAAGAGTTAGTCTTTTTAACTCTACCAAAGCTATCTGTATACTCTTCACCAATCTTTCCATTCTTAGGGTCTAACCACCAGTTTAATACCTGTCTTGCTGATAGTTTCTTACTTGTCTTTGCCATTTCCAAAACTCCTTTTCGGCAATTTGGCGACTCGATCCGAATCGCTTCCTTTTTCTTCCCATCCCCACCGTAATTCCCGAAGTCAAGGGTACTAGGGAACGAAGTGACCGACCCTTGACGAGGGAGGTGGGGATGGACTCTTTGAATCTTGGTGGGGTTTAATTGGGAGGGGAGGGGAAAGAAGGGGATATGAATGATCTTTCTTTAAGGGGATTTCGGAGCAAGTCTCAAAATCCAATTTCATCTCAGGAAGTATATACTTCCTGAGTTAATAGCTCTAGGACATTTGTTCTGTGGTTTGTGCCTAGCTAGTCACGATTTTTGTCGTTTTGGTAAATGTATTGTAGACTAACCGTAACTACTAGTAATAAGGAAATAACTATGTCTAATACCAATACTAATATACAAGACAGGATAGATTCTACGACTGAGGATACATATAAGGCTCTTAATCCAACACAAAAGAAGTCTTGGAGAGTACAGTCTAGATTCCTTAAATGCTATACAGAGACTAGGAGTAAAAGCGTATCAGCTAGTTACTCAGGAGTAACATATAGAACTGTCAGTAAGTGGGAGAAGGATAACAAGTTTGGATTTGCTGAGAGATTGGAAGAAGCTGACTTTGAATTCTGTGAGGGACTAGAGCAACTAGCACTAGAGAGAGTGAAGATGCAAGATGCTAAGAGTAATCCAGTACTACTGATCACATTGTTGAATGCTAACTTGCCAATGAAGTACAGACCGACAGTAGTAATGGCAGATGATACAGCTAAGTCAGTACTATCTGAACTCAGGCAAATAGCCAAGGAGAGTCCAGTACAGAATCAAGAACAAGTAGAGGAACAAACAGCACTAGAACAGGTACAAGGTATACTGAATGATAAGGGCAGCATGTCTTAGGTTTTTAGCGGGGAAGGGGTAGGATACCTGTGACAGAATTTTTATATTAAAGGGGGGGCTGTATATATATATATATATATTATATAAATATACTAGAGCTTTTTTATATTAAATAAAAAAGCATAGTTTAATAATAGAGGGAGGGTCAGACCTCTCAGATTTCAGTGCAACACTGCAACACTTGGAGTATATACAGTGATAGGAAAAGTAAGACCTCAGATATTTTTAGCGATAGTTACTCTTGGGGTACTGGCAGGGATGGGAGCATTAAATGAGATGCCCGAATTAGCAACTGCCACCATCGGTGGTATTATTGCTCTGGGGATGAAAGTACTGGAAAACGAATAGGAGGATTTATGCCCAAGGTAGGGAAGAAACACTTCAGCTATTCTGCAAAGGGTAAAGCTGCTGCCAGTAAATATGCTAAGAAGACTGGTAAGAAGATGACCAAGAAGAAAAAGTATTAATGGTATCTATAGCGAGTGCTGTATTTGATCTGGTTGACTTTGAACCCACAGATTTACAGAAGCGGATTTTAAACTCCGATAAACGATTCATACTTGTAGCTGGTGGTGAACAGGCAGGGAAGTCGATGGTAGCTTCCAAGTTCCTGTTGCAGAAGTTCTTAACAGATGAGTCTCCGGGTTTATACTGGCTCGTTGCTGCGGACTATGAGAGAACGAGAGCAGAGTTTGAATACTTATCTCAGGACTTTGCCAAGATAGGAATACTTGCTGAAGTTAGCAAGAGGGTAGACCCCGGAAGGATTATACTTTCAGATGGAACAAGGATCGAAACCAAATCAGCGAAAGACCCAAGGACGCTTGCAATGCGAGCACCTAATGGTATTGTTGGCTGCGAAGCGTCACAGCTTGATCTGGAAACCTTCTACAGACTCCGTGGCAGGTGTGCTCCTAAAGGAGGCTGGCTATTCCTAGGTGGTACGTTTGAAAGTTCCCTCGGCTGGTATCCGCAGACATTCTCTACATGGGAGTCAGGTGTGGGAGAGGAACAGAGCTTCTCTCTTCCGAGCTATTCTAACTTTCACTTATATCCCGGTGGTCGTGAAGACCCTGAGATAAAGAGGCTGGAGGCTTTTGCTAGTGATGACTTTTTTATGGAACGTATTGAGGGTCGCCCTGTACCACCAAGAGGCGTGGTGTTTAATGAGTTTAGGGCATCAATACACTCAGGAGAAGTAGACTACGTACCCAACGAACCTGTACATATCTGGATGGACCCCGGATACGCAGGTGGCTATGCATTAGAAGCCGTACAAATCATAGATGATACCGTCCGAGTCTTTGATGAAATATACGAGATCGGGCTAGTTACAGAGGAAATGGCAGACATTGCTATGGCAAAGCCGTGGTGGAAAGATGTTCAGTATGGTGTAATTGATATAGCAGGTAGGCAGCATCAGGCTATGCCAGCTCCTGCTGAGGTGTGGCTATCTAAGACAGGTTTATACTTGGCATCAGAGAAGGTTCCCATCAATGATGGAACTGAAAGGCTGAAGAGTTTTCTTAAAGTTGATCCTATAAGTGGTTATCCACGGATAACTATTGATGTTAGTTGTAAGGGAGTCCTCTCAGAGTTTGGTGCTGTGCCAAATCCCTTTACTAATCAGACCCAAGCCTATAGATGGAAACATGATAGAGAGGGTAATATAGTTGGTAATACACCGGAAGATAAGTATAATCACGGTATCAAAGCATTGATCTATGGATTGGTGCATCACTTTGGTTTTAGTTATAGTGCTGACCGACAGAAGATAAAGGTGAAGCATTGGTAAGAAAAACTGCTGACGAAATAGTAAACCTTGTAGAACAACACAGGGAAGCAACATATCCTTTCAGGGATAGGATGCAAGACGACTATGATCTATACATCATGCGTCCTTACGATGCTGGTGATGGATACGAGTCCTATACGTCTAATGAACCCAGAACATATGCAGACAAGATCGTATCTTGGATGTCTGCTGCGGAACTTGTCATTCGTATCCCTAACATAGAAGAGCCTAGAGAACGAAGAGAAATGAATGATGCGAAGGAAAAGTTTCTCATAGGTTTGTTCCGTGGTGCTGACGAAAGACTACGAAGACGACTACAGCCATCTTTAAGAGAACAACTATCTTGGTATACAGCCTTGCGTGGCTGGTATGCAGGAAGAGCTTTACTACACATAGATTCTAAAGAACAGACACAGATTGATATAACACCTTGGGACCCTATGCATACTTATTGGGGTGAAGGTGAAGAAGGACTGTCGTGGGCATGTTACAGAATACAAAAGACTAAGGGTGAGATACTACAGCAGTATGGTGTTGAACTAGATGAACAGGACGATGAAACACCAATAGATGTGTTCGATTACTACGATGAAGAAGATAATATCGTCTGTACTCAAGAAGCTATTCTTAAACAACCTACACCTCATAACGCAGGAAGAGTACCTATATTTATAGGTATGGTAGGACCACAGCCATTAATTCAAAATCTAGATGAAACATCTATTACTGACACCATAGCTGACTATGGTGAATCGGTATTTGTCGGTAACAGGCAGATATACGATAAGCATAACTTTACTATGTCAGTCATGATGGAGATGGTAGCTAGGTCTAGGAAGCAGGGAATCAAGATAACTTCCAGAGATGGACAGAAGACTCTTGATGAAGACCCATATAAAGCTGGAGCAGAAGTTGCACTTGCTAATGGTGAGAACATAGAACCTCTCGGACTCATGGAAGTAGCCAGAGAAACTGGTGCTTACATGGGATTAGTATCAGGTGAACTGCAGAGAGGAGCCATACCACACACAGTATATGGTGACTTGCAATTTCAACTATCAGGGTTTGCAATAAATACTCTTAGACAGGGTATTGATAGCGTACTTCGACCAAGAGTTGTAGCTATGGAAGATGCATACACACAGATATCTCACTTACTTTGTGATCAGTATGCCAGCGGTATGTACGATCCTATAAGTGTTAGTGGTAGAGACAGGAACAGAAGTTTCTTTAGTGAGGCAGTTCCACCAGAATCTATAGCTGAAGCTGGTATGCCTGAGATAAAAATAGTTAGCCAGCTACCAGAAGATGATATGTCTAGAATGTCTATGGCTCAGATGGCTAGGGATGGGCAGACACCATTACTATCTGATAACTATGTACGAGATAAGATACTCGGCTTACAGGATGCAGACTCTATTGAAGATGCAATCAAGGAACAGTTAGCTGAAAGGACTCTTCCTGAAGCTGCACTATGGTCTTTACTGCAATCAACTGAAGAACGTGGCAGACCTGACTTATCCCAGTTCTACTACGGAGAACTTATGCATCTGCTTATGCAGAAACAAATGATGCGACAGCAGAGCATGATGCCTCAGCAACCACAGGGTGGACAAGGGGGAATGGGTGGACCTCCTACTGCTGATCCTAGAGTAATGCCTAACGCTATGGCAGGTGCTCCTCCCCCTACTCCTAATATGCAGGGCGGACCTAATATGCCACCCGGATCACCTAGACCCGGAGCACAACAGAATGGGGCTGGCAATAGGGATAGGTTAAGAGATATCGGATTACTTGGAGCTAACGAATAATGGGAATTGAAATGTATTACACAGATGCAAGCGGTAATCTCGTAAGAGAGGAGTACGGTTCTGGTAATAGAGGTAGAACTGAAATAGCAACTCCTGCTCAGTTTGAAGGAAGTATTGATGAGGTAAAGAATCCTGCAAGAATGGATACTGTAATTACAAATGCCATAAAGTCTAATGTGGAGTTAGGTGAAAAAGTAATACAAGCTGCACAGGTATCTGATGCATCGGTTGTTCAACAGGCTATGCAGTCTTGGAAAGAAACATTTGATAAAGCAACACAAGATGTAATAGCAGCGAGTGAACCATATCAGGAAACACAGGCAGAAAATTATGAACCAACTTATTATGTTCCAAAAGAGTCCATAGGTATAGAGCAACCACCTGACGATATATCTGGCGGTCCCAGCGATCCTGTTAATAAGGCAGATGCAGAAGCATTGATAAAGCAATCTATCTTATTGGGATTAGACCCAGAAGCTAGAAGTTTATATGAGTCAGGAGATAGGATAGCTCAACGAAGGGTAGACGAACAGATCAACAATGCAGTACGCATGATGCTCAATAGCGATAATGCACTT